TTCTTGAGCCTTATCATCATCACCACGACCTAAAGAGATTGTGATTTGATTTTTGATAATAGATTCGTTGTTTGTTTGTCTAAGCCAATCAAATGCTGTTACTGCATCTTTAATCTTAGCGTCAACGAACTCATCAACTCGGATTATTGTTCCGTTGTCAAGTTGCATTCGCTTAAGACCAGAATTTGCCATTAGATCTGGAAGCAGTTCTTCTGCGACTTGTTTACGTCGAGTTTTTAAATCACTTATACTTACTTCTGCTTGAAGTATGCTTTGATCGAGATCATCCAGAACTCTGCCCAAATCCGTAATTTCAGCCAAAGTTCCATCGGAAACGTTGGCTGGTGTACACACCTCAATTTGTCCAAAAGGTATGATGTTTTCTTCTTCTTGTAGGAACTCATCTGTTGTATTATTTTCTGTCATAGTTTGTTAGTTGTTTAGCACCATGTTGGTCCGAGATCTATGTCTGCGATAACTGGTACTTTTAGTTGTATAGCATCTTCCATTATTAATTTCAAGTCTAAACTCTCTTGTTCAGAACTTACCATTGCATTAATCTCATCGTGAACTGGCAATCTCATATCAAATCCTGCTTCGTACGCATCTACCATAGCTTTTTTTGCTTGGTCTGCTGCGGAACCTTGGATGAGTCTGTTTAGTCCTTTACTGGTAAAGGCTCGGTTAATTGCTTTACCTTTAAACATTGCTTTAGCTTTGCCGTATCCTTTTACTGGTGTGTCTCCATAAGAAGAAACCCAAGAGTCAAAACGTGCTCTACGTCCTAGGATGGTTTTAATGTAGCCTCTAGAACTAGCCATATTCATTACATTGTCGAACAACACTTTTAAAAATGGAGCTTCTGTGTTGAACTGTTCCATAGTTTTTTTGCATGTATCTTCAGAGATGCCTAGTGATGTAGCCATTTTCTTCATACCCATTCCGTAACTAATACCCAAACACAACATTTTACATGTGTCATATGGTAGTCCTGTTGCTTTTTCAAAGAATGTGTAGAGTTTTTCTCCTCGTTCAAATGCTTCTTTTGCTTCTATAGCTCTATCAAGAGGTCGTCCGAATTCACCAATGAGTGCATAGTGAACTTGGAGACGTGGTTCTTGGGAACTGTAATCTGCTTTACACCAGAGTGAGTCAGGTTCTGCGACGTATAATGCTCGGATGGCTTTGCCAATATCACTTCGTTTTGGTACTTGCTGCATGTTTGGGTTGGCTGAAGATAGCCGCCCAGAACGAGTGCCACCAGAGTCCGATGCAGTTTGTTTGAAGTCTGCGTGGATTCGTCCTTTATAATTTTTGTGTAAGATAATGTCTTCAACGAAGACTTTTCTGAGTCTGTTAATGCTTCTTGCTTCATGGATTAATTTAATTTTTGGATGATCACAAGATACTAAAAAGTCTTTAGTTACTGATGGGTTACCTTTTTCTGTTTTTGGCACTAAGATTCCACAGCTTTCTACGTACTTTGCTAGTTGTGGTGGTGACCAGATGTCTAAGTTTTTAAAGTTTTGTTTGAGTACAGCTTCTCTCTTTTTTAGTGTTTCATTTAATTCATCTGCTTTGTCTACATTTACTGGGACACCCTTCATTGTCATGTGTACAAGGACTGGTGTTAGCTTACATTCAAGCTCCCATACAGTCCATAAGCCTTGCTCTTGTAGTACTGGGATTTGATATTGATACACGTCCCAAGTGTTTCTAGCATCCATCTCAGCATACTCTCCTACGTGCCTAGCAGGTAATTTCCACATCTCTCCTTTGGGGTCAATGTCATATGCGTATGCTGCTTCTTTTAGTTTCTCTTCAAACTTAGTTCGCTTTAGGTATTTTTTAGATAGATTGTTTAAGCTATAAGAGAACTGTTCTTCGTCAATGAGTGCTTCTGCAATTTGTACGTCACGGATTGGACAAGAGACGGAAATCCCCAGCGTCTCAAGCCATCCGAGGTCGTAAGCAGCGTTTGCAAACAAGATCTCACTGCTGTTTTTTACTAGATTACTTACATAGCTTAATACTATTTTTTTATCTATGTTGTCGCCACCTAAGTGGTCAAAGGGTAGGTATATCTCTTGGTGTTCGTCTGCGATTGCAATACCTACAACTTTTCCATCATTTCGTTTATATCCTGGTCCATGTTGTTTAAGATTTGGGTCGCAGGTTTCTAAGTCAATTGCTATTACTTTTTCAAAGCTTGGTAGTTGAGACGGTGGTCTCCAGTTAGATTGAGGTACAAATAATGGATGTTGCATATAGTTAATTAAATATTGAGCTTATTTTATTCCAGTAAGCTTTTGTTGATTTCTTTTTGTACCCATTCGGACCTCCGTTATGAATTCTTGCGATGTCTTCTGCTGTGGCTATTCTGCCTAGACGCTTGGGAGTTGCGTAACGATCCATATAAGCCTCAAAGATTTTGATAGCTGTTTTGCGGTCAAATGCGTCTTCATGCACCCAATCTTCATTGGCATACTCAGCGGCGTCTGCGACGTACTCTGCGTGAAGCTGGAGGCAGCCGTAGGCTTTTCCGTTGTCCCCTACAGCTGAGTCGTCGCCACTGGACTCAATTAAGATTAAAGCAAGAATTAGTGTTGTGTATGTCATAATATGTGCGCCCTACTGGGCTGAGTTAATTAGTGGTTCTCTTTCATGAAAAATTCAGCGTCTTTCAGCACGGTTTGGTATCCTCCGATCCTAATTGCGAGGCGTGCCGACTCTTCCCAATTGTCGCCTTCGTCATATTGACGCTTTAGTGCTATCGTCCCATCCCGCCTCCCTCGGACGACATCTAGGAAGTCTGCCAGAGAACCAGACGGACTATTCAATTCACTTTGTTCCTCACTCATAATGTGTGCGCCCTACTGTTCTTCGTTTTGGCGAATAATCTTGTTTACTTCTAGCCAAGGTTTGTTTGAGTTATACTGATCTAGCTCCCCTTGTGTTAGAGTACGAATTAAGTGGTTTCGTCGTCCCCACTCTACTGATCGTCTATACTCAAGAAGAACATCTCCTTTTAGTAATTCATCTGATTTTAGATCAATCATATCGTGAAGTTCTTTGCGAGAAGAACCTGCGCTGTATGATGGGTCAACTTCGAATACGTTTATGTTTTGCATTTTATTATGTGTTTAATGAAATTGGTTGGGTAGGTTTCCCTACCCAATTATCTAGGATGGACGGTGGATACAGACGCATATGGTGATCACGATGTCGCCTAGTCTATGCAGTTTGGCAAGCTGATAGAGTCGCTTGTATTATGTATGACGGGGTTTGGTCCTGTGCTAGCGACTCTAACCGTTCTAATCATAAAATATTTAAAAATTGATTAAAGCCTTCTTTATCAAGTGAGAATGACCATTGGTTTTCAGTTACAATGCCTTCTTCAGTTATTGATAATGAATCAAACTCAAGAACTACAAATCTCTTGGTTTTCGGGTAGGCTGAGAGTGTAAGACATTTATTAACGCTTCCTCTGATTGTCTCGTTTGTTTTAATTTGGAAAGATGCTTGTTCAGGGCGTAGTTTTCTAGTTTGAAACTTGCTTTCAATAAGCAGGATTTGATTTGGAAGGATAGCAAGGATATCAGGCACTCCATTAGACGTAGTGTTTTCGATACGCTGTATAATAGCTTTTGTTCTAGCTTCACGAAACATCCTCCGTAACCAAGTGTTGAATTGTTGTTCGTTCTTCATTTCCGAGTCCATAGATAAGGTCGTTGATTGTGAAGTCAAGCGATTCGGCTTGATGTTCTTGTATATAGTTGTTAGTGATTGCAAGCATTTCTTTACCTTCTTCTGTGTTGCAGTACTGGTAATTTGATAATACTTCTTTGATTTCCTTTCTAATGTCGGCATCAGAGACATCCGAAACGTAGAGTCTCTGTAGGCGGTCGTTATAACCGTAGTGACTATAGTAGTTAGCAAGTAAGTCTTCATATTCGTAATCCATTTTAACTGCGTCAACAAAGCTATCAGCTAGATCTTCTATTGATGTAACTTTGTAGTTTTCGTGGTCTGTTTGGTTTTTTTTAGGTGTTAGATCTTCTTCATCATCCCAAGTCCAGTGCTCTTGAGAGCCACTATATGTCCCAGTAGCTGTGCCACTGTTCCATTGGTATGTATTGCCAAGTGGTCCTCTAGCTTTTGGATATGAGTAAGTTCTTTTTGTTACATTTGCTAGTTCTTTTCTGAAGTCATCATTTGCCCAGAGGTGTGGTAGTGCTGCTACATCAAGTGAGTGTAGCTGCTTGGTGACACTTTTACGAATAGCATTTGTAATGTTGGCTGTTTTCTTGAATGGATCTGGAGCCATGCTAATATATGTTTCTGCTGGGATTTCTGCGTGTAGCCCACCCAGTGTAATTCTACAGTGTAGATCAAAGCCGTCATTTTGGTCTAGGTTGCCAACAGTAAAGTGGATACCCTCACGGTCAACTTCGTCTGCTTCGTCCGTGCCTGATTGGAAAGCAGAGCTAGAGCAGTGGTGGTGGACAGTGCCAAACATAGTGTCTGGGAAGTGTTTACGCTGCTCAATGAAGTCTTTAGATTCTGGAGAAGACTTGACTGTCATGCCAGATGTTTCTTGTGGTGGAACCCACCAAGACCAAGGGTTTGCGTCAGCTACGTCGTAGAAGAGATACACAAGAGTTTCTGATTTGAATTCGTCGTAGGATTGTTTCATGAACGAAAGGATTGATTTCCACATGCCTCGCGGAATCTTGTGACCTTTCCAGATGGGAGCAATAGATGATGTTTCTTCTACATCTTGTTTGCGATACGTTACAAAGAGTTCGTTTTCTACGCAGTCGTATAGTTCGTTGTCGTGAATTACTTTAGTTACTTGATTCATTTGTTCTTACCTCCATTTTTTGGATGTCACCCATTGTGTATGTTTGTATTCTAGAGAATGTACTTTGAAACTCAACTGGAGTATATTCCAGTGTTATGTCTTGATTTGCTTTGTCTTTCATACTGCCGTGCCAAAGCCACACCAGATAATTTCCAAAACTTGCCGCTACTTGATTTGCTATTGCGAGTTGTGGATCTGATTCAAGGGCTAATCCTTGACAGCTAACTGGGTTTCCGCTTCGGTCTGTTGTAATTGTGGGGTAACGAAGAAACGGATGCATGTTAGGGTGGCTTTGGTAGTACTCTGGGTCGTAGTAGTATGATTGGCTTGTGTGATACTCGTTGGCACATACAACGATTGGTGTTTTGAATTGGTCGGCAGCTGCAATTGCTGCTTTCCGTGCGGGGTGGTTATCTACTGCACAGATAATGATGTCTGCAATAGAAAACAATTGTTTATACTCAGTCTCTAGTAGCTCAGGAGTGAAGTATTCACATACTGCAATACCATCTGCTTTGCGAAACGTATATAATTTTAGTAGTGCTTCTGCTTTGTATGAACCAACTTGATTGTTGCGGAATAGCTGACGATCAAGGTTGTGTTTTTCTAGCTTGTCACCATCAAAGATTGATACTGAAAGGTCAAAGCTGTTTTTAAGAGCTGGTAGCATGTAACTTGTTACGCCGCCAGCACCGATGATTACTGCATTTAATTTTGGTTTCATTATTATATTCTATTTAGATGTCTTAACAATTGAGAACCAATCATTGATTCTTGTTTTTCTTTGTATGAAGCAATGTATCGAAGTATTGCTCCCCGTTTGCGACCTACGTCTGGTAATTCTTTTGCAACAATTTTTAACAGTATGCGATGATCTTCATTACTAAGCCCGTGGTTTATTTCATATGTGTCATTTACACGTGACATGTTTATGTCTATGTTTTCAACAAGTCTGTTACGTAGGTATTTGTCATTACCGTGATCTATAAGCACTGATTCTCTGTGATATCGAAAAAGCACTGGCTTTGCTTCGTTGAGTGCGTCTAGAACTGAAGCTTTTGTGTTGATGTCATCCATGATGTGAAGTCTATGATTTGTTCATTTGTTACGGGTTGGTAGAAGTAAGAGTCTGATTCTTTGATTGCAGAACCATTTAATGGGTCAATGGTTTCACCAGTTGCTAGAAACTTAACGTACTTGTTATCTTGCGTTGGGTTACGTAGATCGTTATTGCAGTAGCTGTCAAACAAGTGATCTAGTTGATCGGTAATTAACCCTTCAAGGTCGTCCCAATCTTTTTGTACTTTGTTATTCGCGGTTGTAGAATAGCACAATGGGAAACTATCACCAGTGCAGATACCACCTCGATCATATACGTTTGGTAGATTTGGGATATACGACATACCTGTTTGTTTATCTATAACAAATAAAGACGGTGTGCCTTCTGCTTCTATCTGTGTCATTTTCTTGTATGACTTGAATCGAAGCATAAGGTATACATCAAGATTTGGTGGACTCCAGCAAAGTGGTTTGCTTAGTGTTCGTGAGTCAATGATTTCTAACTCATCTGTTTTAACGCTGTCTTGGTATGGACTGCTGGTAATTGACAAAGTGTAAAAAGGATACTCATCATCAGCGTTCTCTGGTATAATGTTTCTGAATAAGCTTGCACCGCGAAGGTAGTAACCATTGAGCGGAACGAAAGCTGAGAATGACGTAGTGTAATCGGGGTTGCTGTCTACGTATTGAGTAAGATAGGCTGGCTTATTGTTAACAGTTCCATAGTGATTACTGATTGCATGGACTTTAACGGGGGAAACAGAGAACACTGGCTTGGTTCGTACAGCGGATAGTGCTGCATTAGCGTCTTGGATTACTGTTGTTACTGTGCTGCGTTTGTAGAATTTACCGTCGTCGTTTAAGATGATTTCTTGAGTATATGGTGTCATAGTATATATTGTTGAAAGAGTAAAAAAAACCCTGCCACCTCAAAATCGCGTAAGAGATGACAGGGAACACACTTTTTTATTTCTGCGATACGAACAGAAAGGTACTACGCTTTACTAGATGCTTGTGGCTCTAGGGTGATGGATTCGTAAGTAGACACATATTCAGCTGTGCTGAGTGTCAAACCGCCTGATACGGCTACTACGTTTTCTGGGGCAGACAGTGCTGCACGAATTGATGTACATGCAAGCATGTCGCCAATTGTTTCTTCGTCTCCGAAGCTGCGTGTAATTGAGTTGGTCATACCGCAGCGGATTGTTACTGTTGTCATATTGTTTTTGGTTTGGTTATTATGTTTTTTGTTCTGTGCGAGATTTGCACAAAATTGCTTGACAACGGTTTGTTGTTTGCTACCGTTATCACTACAACCTCTTTGATGGTTGTTCTGTTATTGTTCTTGTGTGGCAGCCTCTTCATTTACATGGAGGGGCTGTTTCGTTGATAGATTTTGTTAGGATTCGCAGTGCTTTTGGACTCCTTAGTATTTTTAATGCGTCTTGTTCTATTTGTCTGATTCGTTCTCTGGTTAGGTCGTACTCTGTTGCTACTTCCTGTAGTGTCATTGGTTCGTTACCTCGTAATCCAAAACGACACATCACTACGTGTTGTTGCATTACACTTAATAGATCAAGTGATCCATCTATATTGATTTCTGTAAACTGTCGCATATTTAGTATGTATTGTTAAAGGTTACCGACACACTCGGGGATGGTAGAGAGCTACTCACCTCGGAGCCGAGCCGCCACAGGGTTACTGAGTTCTACCCAATCGCACTTAACAGTGTGGATAGTTTCTCAGTAACCGTGTCGGTATTGGTTAAATTGACAGTCTCCCTGCTTGACAGAGAGACTGTTTTTGTACTATAAGTTCTGATGTCGTCTCCGACGTTTATCTCTTGATACTTTATATGCATACTTAGTGAGGACACACCGTAGTACGTCTAAAGCGAGTGGGACGATTGCGCTCAGAACTATTTTTACTCTTTTTTTGGTCACTATGTTTTTTGGGATTTACTATAATGGTTAACCCTACAGTTAGTAGGGTGAACCAGAGTCCAGTAAAAAAGGCTGTTACCATTCCAGAGAATGTTCCTACGAATAGGAATGGAATACCGAATGTGATTATAATGTCAAGCAATTTGCTATACTTAAGTAGTCGCATGATACCTAGTGTTCTAGTGAGCACGATTAGGATACCTATTGCTGTGAATAGTGAGAATAGTATGATTTCCATTGGATTAGGCTGATTTCCCTTAGATTAGGCTGATTTCCCTTAGACTGTTGCGAGGTTAGCGAGACGATTAGCGATTAAAGCCTCTCTACGTGCTTTACTCATCTTGAACATATGTGCTCCTGTGCGGATGAAGCATTCGGAGTCTGAATCTAGGTAAGACATTCTCATACGATTGAACCTCTCTTTACTATAGTGATTAGGTTCTGGCAGTGTGTTTTGGTAGAGTCCTCCGAGTGTGCCGCCTGAGCCACGCTTGCGGTCAACATAGTTGGATCGGAATTTGGCTTCCCATGTGTCATTTTTGGGTGGTGTGCCGATGAATCGCTGGTCATCTGGGTCACACTCTGGGTCTTGGTAGAAGGATTCATTGTACTCATCTTGTATGGCTTGCTGGTCTGCTGCGTCAAGATCTTCGTATTCGTCAAAGCGTAGGTGAGTACGCTGATTGGTTGTGGCGTTAGCTGAGTGAGATGTGATGTCACACTGTGAATACTTGATAAGTTTTGGTATGATTTCGTATGCATTGTCTGCGAGCCATTCGTCTGCTGCCATCTTTAGGTAGCTTGATAGGCGTGGGTTAACACCTACTGATTGTTGTACTAGCCATTTGCGTGTGCGTTCACGGGCATGATGATCATTTGATTTGAACACTGCTTGAACTAGCTCTGCTGCATTATCTCTTGCCTGTTTTTCTAGAGCTTGTGTGCAGGACATGTCGTCAGCTAGTTGATTGTCTGATGGATTGGAGTGTGATTGGTAGCCGTCGTTGCTGTGTGCAAGCCATTCGTCTACGATGGTTTGGACTACTACTTCGTCTGCGTCGCGTAGGTATGTATTGTTTGCGATCTTGGAGCGGTGGCGGCGGCGATTTGCTTCCGTTTTTGCAAGCTGGAAGAGTTGTCTCCATCCAGCTTTGTTTTCGTCTGTATACTTATCAGTGTTGTAGATAGTAGAGATAGCATTTGCGATTTGTGTGTCCATATGTATTTGTGTGAGATTATGTGAGATTATGTGAGTATCTATTCCTAATACCTCTCCTATTGTTTATGGGAGATGACGTGGTAGATGTATGGTTTTTTACCGTTGGCAATCCATTCCACAAACATCTCTTTGGTGTCAAAGGTTTTTGTGTAGTTGGTGCTGTAAGAGTTCTGACCTGTGTAGTCGTATGTAACTGTTATCATAGTATGTATTGTTGGTGGGTTATCGTTCTTGAGTTCCAGTGAGTTCTTTCAGGTCCATCATGTCGTATAGTAGCCACATTTCTGAACAGTCGATCTCTCTCTCTTCGTTTGTGACGGTGTCGTATTCCATTAGTACGTGTGTGCCTTCTGAATATTCTGCGATTATTAGTGCAGTTGTTAGTGCGTCTAGTTCTGTGTCATGCTCTCTTTCGTATTCATAGTCGAAGGATTCTGATGGGATTTGATAGGATAGGATGTATGTTTTGTTTTGCATAGTTAGTATGTATTGTTGGTTTTTGTGGGTTGATGGACACCAAAAAGCGGGGGGCGGTTGACGCCCCCCGCTCTGATCGGATTAGCAAGTCACTAGGAATGTGTCTTGCCAGCCGTTGCTCCAAGTCACTACGTCAACTGTGACAGCAGTTCCTCGGCGGATTGCTTGGTCGTGCCAGACCTTGAAGTATTCTCCGTCCTTGGTGCGGATGGTGTACGGGTAGTCTTTGTCGGCAGATTGTGGACCGACGGCAACGATGTCCGCTTCGTAGTGGGCGACTGATGTATCTGATGTTTTAGCTTTGTTACTCATATGTTTTTTAGGTTGCTGAGCTGAATTGCTCACGAATAGAGGTTCTGTCAAGGTGGAGATTTGGGGCGCATTACAATTGTCGTAGCCGAAATTCGGCTCGATGAGACGATTATACGGATACTCTACGATAAACGACCGACGACATGTACCAGATACAAGACGCCATCGCCCCAAATTCTACCTTTACAGGTTCTCCGTGGGCAATTCAGATCAGCAACCGTTAAAAAAAACATCTGCGGAACAAAGCGTTAAGAAACAGCAGATTCATCAGTCGCGGATCCACTACGAAGCAGAGGACATCGGTGACGGCGGTACGCAATGTGCCGGGAACAAAGACTGCCCGTATGCCAGCCGTGCCAAGGACGGATCTCAATGCTCCTAGGTCTGGCGCGACCGAGTGATACGACGAGGGACTGATGGCTCAGTTGACGTGCTGTTAGTGACTGGAGCAAGGGCTGGTGAGATGCATTGCGACGTGACTTGCTCCGATCAGAGTGGGGGGTGGCAACCGTCCCGTGCTTGTATGGTGTGGTTGTGGTGGGTGGTGTGGATTAGGTGGCTCTAGGCGTGAGGGTTGGCGATGCAATGGGCAAGATAGGGTAACTTTATAGCCGTGCCTCAGGAACACGGAGCTTGAGAGCGAGGTAACTGTATGATGGTCAAGCAGATAGGGTGACTAGTCTGTGCATGAAAAAGGCTGCGATGTCTGTAGGTGCATGGATATTAGGTTATGTTACGGCGATTTGCATAGAATCTGGGACTCAATGGTTCAGGAAACGGGTTCAAGCACCCCCAATGGGGGAAAATGAAACCGCGAACAAGAAGGAGTCCCTACCAGCGCATCCAATTTTCAATATTTTACGCTAAATATAGCTATACTAGTGAACGCCTTAGCACTGGTTTTCAGTGTTTGGTCACACTTGGCACACTTGGGTCACACTTTATTTGTCATCTCAAATGTTATAAGTCAGTACCTTTATCAACGACTTATGTATTTGGTCACACAAATCACACTTTTTTAGCCCCTATGAAAAGTAAAATAGTTTTCTGGAAATAAAGTGTGACTTGTGTGACCAGATTCATAAGTACCTTATAATCATATAATAAAAGTAGGCACACCCCCCTAAAAATAGTGTGACCTAGGTGTGCCAAGTGTGACCAGCCGTCAACTAATACTTGACAACTGTTGCATGTTACTACACTAACATGGTAGTGGAAACAAAGAAACCTGATGGAAGAACTTATGCTGCTGGTAAGACACCAAAGCAAGTTGTTAAACAACAGAACGCAAAGCGTACTAGGTGTCACCGAAAACGTATGAAAGCAGAAAAGGATATGAAGGTAGCCAAGAAGGAGCTTGCTAAGGTAGAGAAGGATCTATCAATCAAGCAGCAATTTCGTGAGATGATGGGAAGTGCTCCAACACCTGCTGAGCAGCGCAAGGCATTGCTTGCTATGTTTGCAGAGCGTGGGATCAACCCAATTGAGGAGCTAATGAAGTTCACCGAGGATGGTGAAGTACCGTTAAAGGAGAGGATAGCTATATGGAAGGAACTCGCCAGTTATACACAGCCGAAGCTTAAGAGTGTAGACGTACAGCAAACTATCACAGGGGAGATGAAGATTATGACTGTAGACTACAGTAAGATCAGTAAGTCAGATATTCTTGACGCAGAAATAGTTGACAAAGAGCCAGAGTATGATGAGTTCTTAAGTGACGAAGATCAAAATGCTTAGCCCAATCGAACAAGCTCAGGCAGTACTGGGCGAACACTATCGACACTACGTAATCCTAGCGACACTGGACGAAGAACCCCTGTCCTTTGAAGCAGCGTTTAGTGATCCTTATGCCGCAAAGGGGATATTGTATGCCGCACAACACCACCATGAATCATATTTACTTGGTGAAACACATGTAGACACAGATGAGTATTAGAGTACCAGCACAGGGCTGGGAGCCGAGAAAGTATCAGCTTCCATTATTGAAATATATGTCGCAGACTAAGCGTTCTTTGCGTGCGGTAGTTGCGTGGCATCGTCGTGCTGGCAAGGATTTGACATGTGTCAATGTCATGGCGATCAAGTCTTTGCAGCGAGTGGGGACTTACTGGTATGTCTTGCCCTATGCGAATCAGGCTCGCCGTATCGTATGGAACGGCATGACTGGAGAGGGCAAGAAGTTCATCGACTACTTCCCCAAGGAGATAGTCGAGAAGAAGAGTGAGCAGGAGATGCGCATTCATTTGAAGAATGGCTCTGTAATCCAGCTCATGGGATCTGACGATCCCGACAAAATGGTTGGTGCTAACCCTATCGGCGTGGTGTTCTCTGAGTATAGTATCTCAGATCCCAGTGCGTGGCAGTTAATCAACCCGATTCTAGCGGAGAATGGTGGCTGGGCGTTGTTTAATGGAACACCTCGTGGCGAGAATCACTTTTACAAGATGCTGTTACGAGCGCAGAAGGATAGCTCTTGGTATAGTAGTCACCTGTCGGTTCGTGACACCAAGGTAATTCCAGCAGAGGAATTGCGTAAGGCGCGTAATGAGTTGAA